GATGCTGGGTATCGTGTTATCAATCTGGTGTTTTTCAAGAAATTTTCTTGGCACTGATATTTATTATAGAAGGTAATATAATGAAAAAACTAGAAAAAATACTTGCAGAAAATATGCGCAGATTTGGAACTAAGAATCTCCGCGAAGATGCAAAACTAGAATTACAACTACATATTCGTCGAGTAGATTACGATACCAACATTTCTGGCATTGTTTCCATGTACATGCAAGGCAATAGTTCAGCTGACAAATCTACGTTTGAAGACATTGTAAATGATATCACACAAGATATTGCTAGCAAGAATGATCCGACAGGTGCATACGATCAAACTCGTCTAGTATCTGATATCGAATTTGACTGCGAACTTAAAGTTGGTAATGATACTATTGATCTTACTATTACATACGATGAAGACGGTAATATTCAGAAGGTAGAAATCCAAGATGAATCAGTTGCTGCAAAACATGGAATAAGTGATTCTGTGATTATGGATTATTTATTTTAAAATAAACAAAAAAAACTTAACTAATTACTTTGAATTAACGCTTTAATTACTTATATTGTAATTATATTTTTATATTTTATTAACCAATTAACAAAGGAAGACTTATGGCACTTAACTTAGATGCAATTAAGGCAAAACTCAATCAGTTAAACAAAGCTGATGACAAAAAACAAAATTTGTGGAAACCTGAAGCAGGTAAAACCCGAATCCGAATCGTACCTTACGTACACCGAAAAGACAATCCGTTTCTAGAATTGTATTTCCACTATGACATTGGTAAGCGTTCAATGCTTTCTCCAATCACATTTGGCAACGCAGATCCAATCGTAGAGTTTTCAGACAAGCTCAAGAAAACTGGCGACAAAGACGAATGGATCATGGGTCGTAAAATTGAACCTAAGATGCGTACTTATGTACCTGTAATTATCCGCGGAAAAGAATCTGAAGGAGTTAAGTTTTGGGGATTCGGAAAGCAGATTTACACTGAACTTCTTTCTATCATTTCAGATCCGGATTACGGTGACATCACAGACCTAATGAGTGGACGTGATATTGATGTAGAATTTACACCAGCAGAAGGAGCATCGTTTCCTAAAACTGCAATTCGTGTAAAGCCAAACACTCAACCTGCAACCGAAGACAAATCAATTGCAGAGAAAATCATGAATCAGCCGCAAATCACGGATATCTTCCCTGAGCCTACTTATGATGAACTTGAGCAAGCATTGCAAGAATGGATGAGTCCAGAAAATGCAGATTCAGATGTAGCATCCGAAGAAGAGGATGAAGCACCAGTTGCACCAGCAAAGAGCTCAAACAAGCCAGCAGCAACCAAAGTAGATGATGTTTCGTCTGCATTCAATGATCTTTTCAATTAAGGAGTTATAAATGGCAAAGAGTAAAAGCAAACTAGAACTGGAAGATGCGTTAGCTAGCACCTTAGCAGAAAGTATCAACAAGCAATTCAAAGGGCAGGCATTAAAAACTGCATTCTTTCTGGATGGCGATGATGATGCCCCTAGCAATGTTAAGGATTGGATTTCATCAGGTTGCGATTCACTCGATTTGGCAATTTCAAACCGACCGAACGGAGGCTTCCCAGTAGGTCGGATAACTGAAATTACCGGGCTAGAAGCATCAGGTAAATCATTGTTAGCATCACACGCATTAGCAGAAACTCAGAAGAAAGGCGGATTGGCAGTATATATTGATACAGAGTCAGCTACCAGCACAGAGTTTCTTCAGGCTATTGGTGTAGATTTAAAAACAATGCTGTATGTTCCATTAGAGACCATTGAAGAGATTTTTGAAACCATTGAGACTATTGTAGAAGGTGTCCGCAAATCAAACAAAGATCGTTTAGTTACGATTGTAGTAGATTCAGTGATGGGTGCTTCCACAAAAATTGAAATGGCAGCAGAATACGATAAAGATGGTTATGCAACTAGTAAATCAATCATTCTTTCTAAAGCAATGCGCAAAGTTACAAACTGGATTGCTCGAGAAAACATTTGTTTGATTTTCACCAATCAGTTACGTACTAAATTAGGCGTATCATTTGGAGATGCTTGGACAACCTCTGGCGGTAAAGCTATTCCATTCCATGCATCAGTGCGACTACGACTTAAAAATACCGGAATGATCAAAGCAAAGATTAACGGTGTAGAGCAAGTGGTTGGTAGCAAAACTGAGGTGCAGGTTGTGAAGAATCGTATGGGTCCACCACACCGCAAAGTGAATTATGATATCTACTATGATTCAGGTATTGATAATTACGGTGGTTGGTTAGAAATCATGAAAAAGTTTGATTTGGTTAAACAAGCCGGAGCACATTACACATTGGATGATGTAGATGCAGAAACTGGCGAAGTGTATGGCGAAATCAAATTTCAATCAAAAAACTTTGTGGAGAAAGTAATTGATCGCAAAGAAGTACGAGATCGTTTGTATAACAGAATCTGTGACGCCTATATTTTCAAATACCAAGCAGGTATTGATGGCGGAATTGATGATGTGATAATCGATGAAACAGTTATAGACGAAGAAGGCTAATGAACAAGTATCAACAGCTATTCAAAAAGTTACAAGAAGAAAAGGAAAACGGTCCGTCGGATGTTAATGACCACATCATGGTATTCGACGGACTGAATACCTTTATCAGAGCTTTTGGAGCAACACCATCTACAAATGAGGATGGTGATCATATTGGAGGAATCACAGGATTTTTATTTTCTATAGGCAAAGCAATTCGAGACTTTCGTCCGAGCAGATGCGTTATTGTGTTTGATGGTCGAGGTGGCAGTGCCCGCAGAAAAAAGATTTACGGTGATTATAAAGGCAACCGAGCCAATAAAACCAGATTGCGTAGACACGATCATCAGCAATTTGCAACTATCGAAGATGAACAAGAAGCAATGCGGTATCAGTTTTCGCGGCTTGTTTCATACCTAGACAATCTGCCTGTTACATTCCTGTCAATTGATGGAATCGAAGCAGATGACACTATTGCGTATATCGCACAAATGTATGAAGAAGTTAGCAAGAAAGTTACCATTGTATCCACAGACCGCGATTTCTATCAGCTGATCAGTCCGACTCTACAAGTTTGGTCTCCTATCAAAAAGAAAATGTATGATGAGGCAGCTCTGATTGAAGAATTCGGAGTACATCCAAACAACTATGTGATATACCGTACATTCACAGGTGATAACTCAGACAACATTCCAGGAGTTGCTGGTATTGGTCCGAAAACTATTCTAAAGACATTTCCGGAATTAGCAGATTCTTCTGTGTTTACATTGGAAGATTTAGTAGCTAAATGCAACAATAAAATTGCATTGAACGAAACAAAAAATTACAACAAAGTTTTAGCCAGCTACGACACAATCGAAAAAAATTATCGGTTAATGAACATCAAACTGCTAAACATTCCAGCTCAAAATTGTAGCACTATTCGAGGCATAATGCAACAACCTATACCTGCATTAAACAAAATGGAATTCCAACGATTGTTCATGGAAGACAAAATGTGGACCACCATGAAGAATCTTCCAGAGTGGTTAAACAGCACTTGGCTATCGCTAAATGCATTTGCACATCAAACACACACAAAATAATTTTGGATATCCGAAATAACTTTATTATAATTGTTACATGACAGATAAGTTAAGTGAATATGGTTGGGGCTTTCAAGTAAAAGTACTCGCAGCAATGTTTACGGATAGAATGTTTTTACAACAAATTTCAGATATTATACGACCTGATTATTTTGAATCAGAATCAAATAGTTGGCTGTTAGAAGTGATACTGACACATTTCCGCGAATACAAAACTCCGCCATCCAAAGATGTATTAAAAGTTAAATTGACTGAATTAAGTGATGATGGTCCGGAGTCAATTCTCAAAGCAGCTATTTTAGAACAGCTTAAAGATGTATTCCGTTACATGGAGTCAGATGATTTATCTTTTGTGAAAGATGAGATTCTGAACTTTTGCAAGAATCAAGAAATTAAACGAGCTATCATGGATTCGGTTAACTTGCTTAAACTAGGCAATTACGATCAAATTAAAAGCAACATCGATACTGCCATGAAAGCAGGAGCCGACACCAATATTGGGTTAGATTACAAGCAAAACATCACGGCTAGATATTCGGAAGCAGCTCGACACACTATTACCACAGGTTGGGACGTTATTGATGACTTGATGGATGGTGGTTTAGCAGAAGGCGAGTTGGGTGTTGTAATGGCACCGGCAGGTATTGGTAAATCGTGGATGCTTATTAACATTGGAGCAAATGCAATCAAGGCAGGGCATACCGTTATACATTATACTTTAGAGCTCAATGAGAACTATGTAGGTCAGCGATATGATTCTGTATTAACAGGTATCAATGCACAAACCCTAAAACATCATCAGGAGACAGTTGAAGAAACAATGCAGAAGTTGCAAGGTGACTTGATTGTAAAATATTTTCCAACTAAATCGGTTGGTGTAATGGGACTCAAAGCACATCTCGAAAAAACCATGATGCTTGGCAAGAAACCTGCACTAGTAATTGTGGATTATGGTGACTTGTTGAAAATCAATGCAAAAAAGGATAAGCACGAGGCATTAGAAGAGCTGTACGAGGAGTTACGTGGAATGGCAGGTGAGTATTCCATTCCAGTATGGACCGCGTCACAAGCAGGTCGAAGTGCGTTAGAAGAAGATGTTATTGAAGCTGACAAAATTGCATCATCTTACGGTAAAGTGATGGTTGCTGAC